AAACAGTTATCCCAAAAGTCGATTGGCGCTATCTCATAGATATATGCGAATGGTTTAAACATCAGTATTCCTCCAGCGCTTTCAGTACATCCACAATGTTGTTTGGTATCTCGTCTGCGTCAAAGGCTCCCATTGGTGTCTTTGCTGTGCTGTTCTTTGCCTTGGTCTGGAACACATACTCTCCATCTTTAGCAACTGCATACAGCACTGTTGTGAGCTTGCTTTCAACATTGAGCTTGTCGAGTTTCTTTCCGCTTGTCTTGATCCTGGTGAATGTGTACCCATCATCCTCTTTTTGTGTCTGTGAATGACAAACCACAATGATTGTCAGATCATCACGGAAGGTGTAAAGACTGTCCAGGAGCTCCCAAACACATTGAGCAAGATCCTGCCACTTATCAAATCCTTTTTCCTTCATTCTGCGGACCTCATCAGCAACCATCAGTCCGTTGAGAGTATCAATGACAACAACCTTAATGTGTTTCATGTTGTCCTGAGAGTTGATTTTCTCAAGTATCTGATTAACAGTGGAAATCTGATCCGTAGCCATGTAATTGAGCTTTTCATAGGAATACTGCTTTTTCCATCCCTTCCAGCTCAGTCCTTTCTTGTCACAATCAATATAGAATGTGGATTCCGGATCAAGTTCTCTCATGGAGGTTGTCTTGCCGGATCCTGATTCTCCCATAATTCCGATTACTTTTGCCATCAGATTCCCTCCTTATTTGATGTTTATGTGTCTGCCTCTGGGCTCAAGGTGTGCAAAGCCGAGCTCTTGCCCCTCATTGAGTGCCTTGCGGATGAGGTCGTTGTCAGGCTGAACAATCACTTTTGTGAAACTGTCAGGAACATCACCATCAATCTTGAGTGGCTGAACACCACCATTGTTGGCAATCTTCAATGTGTACTCACCAGCTGTGAGCTTGTCGATTCCTGCTGCATCCATGGCATTCAGGAGCGCCTCTTTCATGCGCTTAACATTGTTCTCTCTTGTGGCCTTTTTAGCTTTAAAAGCCTCAATCACCTTGTCGCACTCATCAGCCTCCATTGTCAGCTGTTTGATTACATGAACATAGCCTGCTGACTTTGCCTCCAGCTCACCCTTTAGGCCTTCCAAAGTGTCAAGAAATGCCTGCTGATCTTCCTCACTTGTTGCCAGCTCATAGAGAGCATGGAACTCACCTGTCAATTCGTATAAACTACTCATCTGATAACCTCCAATTCCTTCTCTTTTTTCTCTTCCAGAGGAATCCCTGCCACGAACAGGATCTCCTGAATGTCATTCTCATCAAGTATGCAAGTGGTTTTCCCCTCACACATCTGTCTGCCAGCTTTAAGCCTCAACAGGTCAAGTGCCGCTTTTGCTCTGATTGTCTGTGTGTCGTTTACGTCAAACATTTTTTAAAATCTCCTTTCATGTGTTATAATTGGAGATGGAGATACACCCCAATCGACAAGGTTGTTTCCATCCCTTTAGGTCATGTTCGCAGCATGGCCTATTATTTTTGGTGTATTCTTTCAAGCTCTTCTGAGCGTTCAAGAATCTTGGTTGTGTAAGAGCTGAGATTTCCGCTCATGCCCTTTTCTACTGCCTTGGATTCTCCATGGTAAACACCAAGAACAATCCCTACATCCTCATACTTGTCGAACAGATCGGAGAGATAAGATGCAGCAACATACATATTCTTGTAAGCATCATCCCACTCGCTTGAAGTCCAACCAGCATCCTCAAATCGTTGGCTGTGAGTTTTCGCATTGACCTGCATCAAACCTTTACAAGCTCCATTTTCAGCATCAGCCTGGAAACAACTTTCCCTCTCAGCCAAGGCCATCAAAAGCTCAGGACAGATGTTGAACTCATTGCCAATGATATTTGCGTTTTGGTAGATCTCTTCAGGAATCCCTGTAGTCTCTTCTGTTGGAATGTAGCTCAATGAATTAGCTTGAGCTGTGATTGGCTGTGATAGAAAACACAGCGCAAAAAGAAATCCCCTCCCCCAACTTTTTATCATTTTGTCCTCTCATTTCTGAACCGATAAAAATTAAGGAAAGGGAAATATTAAATGAACTATTTATAAACAGTTAAAATGTATTCTTTGTTTAACGTCAGTTTTACGAATAGTTGTTTTCCCTATATTTTATCGGCACTTAATTTTTGTAATACAGAATTGTCAGAATTGTTTAGCTGTCTTTTTGTTGTTTTTTAAAAGCAAAATGCAATGACTCCTTTGTAATGAGATAACGCAAGTACTCAGATGTTGATACTTTCCGCAATCTGTAAGCGGATTCCTGGTCAATCAGAAATTTGAGAGCATCATGTGTTTCTTCGTCAATTCGGATTGATAATACTTTCATACAGTTCTTTTACCTCCTCCCCTAGTAATACATTGTAATATAGATATGGTATTGAGTCAACTATTTTTGGTATAAATTTTCAAGATATTGTGATGGCATAAAAAAAGAGCCCCTACTCCGCAAAGAGTAGAGGCAATTGTGTGAATTATTTCAACTTTTCTATCGTCTTGGATCCGACAACTCCATCCTGAACAAGTCCGTTATCTTTTTGGAATAACAGAACTGCAAGCTTGGTCTGATTACCAAATATTCCATCAATGGTCAGATTGGCTCCGTGTTTGTTTAGTTCATACTGTAACCATTTAACAGATTCACCCTTGCAAGTGATCCTGAGGACAACCTTGGAGAGTGTGTACGGATTTCCAACAGGCTCTGTGTTCCAATCAAACCGCTCCAGATCGTGTCGGCTGATTACATTCAGATTGCTGTTGACATAGCTGCTTGCTGTTGCATAGCCATCTGCTTTGATGTACTCAAGATATGCTTTTGGAGTGGTTGCATTCTTTAAGTTGGAATAACGCTTAGTGGAAACAAAATCAAAATACCCTTTGACACCCTCTTCCATGGATGAATAAGCTCGGAAGTTATCTCTGATGGTTGTCAACTGTCCTTGCGTGTATTCTTCCTTGGTGGAAAGGTTTACAGATGCCCCTTTCCATGCTGAGCCGCATTTTAGACCAAAGTAATTGTGCCAACGAGCTGACAACAGGCTCACTCCGTAATTGGATTCCAAGCAAGCCTGTGCGATTATCGGAGAGCAAACCTTGTAGCCTCTAGCCTTAGCCTCTTCCTGAATAATATAACCAATTTCATTGATAAACTCTTTTTGCTGTGCGCTTGATGGCATTACTTTCCCTCCTCAAATGAGGCTTTTTGTTTAAGGACATCCAGAGCCTTAACAATAACTGCTGGAAGAGGTAAACCCATGAGGGCCGCATTCTCCGCAATAGATAACACCTCGTTGATGGCGAATGTGATAACAACAGCATCACGGATGTAATTAGTTCCGATCATTAAATCAAGGCGATAAGCTATGAGAACAAAAAGAAGTGTCATACCCTTACGACACAACCCTTTCCAGCCTGCTCTACTTTCAAGCGCACCACTCTCTGACTTTGTGCTCTTCTTGAAAACTCCTGCCACGATTAGTCCTGTCAAGTAATCAATCCCCATGAAAATAAGTAATGTCTGCATCCCTGTTGTCAAACCTCCAAATGCTGTCGAAAATGCTGCTCCAATTGCTCCTAAAATTCCTGATAAGATTGTTGAATTTCTCATAACTTGTCTCCTATAAAAAGGACTACCGCCAATAGACGATAGCCCTAAAAATGTAGTTTTTGTTAAAGCTTTTAATCGCGTTGATAAATTGGCGTTGCAAGTACCCTCCTACTTTCAATTGCGTCATTTGCGTAAAAGTGTATTTCCCAATGTTCTGCCGATTCTTTTGCATAAGGGCTGACAATTTTATATGTACTACTACGACACAAAAAGCCCACTAAACTATAGCCGCTTTTTATTGGCGGATTAGGTATAAAATTATCGATATTATTAAGTTCAGTCCATCCCGCTTTATTTGCCGTAACAGTTACAATTATGGGATTGCCAATATATGCGTTGCTTTCTTCTTTTATTCTTCCACTAGCCATATGTTATATAGGCACTGAGTAATAGTTATGCGATATACATTATTTGGAAATTCTGAGCATAAGCATACGTTTGATTAGTGATGTAACTACACACACCTGAATTTGTAAGCGATATTACTCCGCGCACATCACTTCGAGTCGTTATTGCGGAGACAGTGTGAGATGGTGCATAGTCGCTCATGGTAAATACTTGCGTTCCTGATGGCATATTTGCGGGTATTGTTCCGATAATATTAATTACTCTCCCATAACGTAATGCTGATGTTATTGTCGCACCATTCTTTGCCGTAATTGATGATGATATATCTTCACTATTACTTTTTATTGTTCCTGTTGCCATATAATCTCGGTGGAATGGCTATTAAGGTGTGGGTATCCACATAACATCTACTGTCACGGTAACACAATTGCTAGTAAGGTTGTGTATAAAATAAAATTTTCCTGTACTAGAGTTTGGTTGTCCGTGGAAATGAAGATAATTACTACTATTGTATGCGTTTGGACGAACCGCAATGATATATGGCGTATAGCCGTTTTTTAATGTAATGTTTAAAGACGATTCTTTTTGCGTCCCATCAAAGCCCAAACCGCTTGTACTAATAGATTCTTCTGTAATTAAATTAAGAATATCAGCTACATAGTTTTTCTTAATCGCTCCACTAGCCATTTATAACACCCCCTATCTCGGAAGTGTTATTCCACCTCAGACCCCCTTTCGGAAGTCTTAAAGGAAACAAGAACTTTAGCGCCTTGCCTCCTTTCTCTTTTGATAGAGGACGGTACAATGCAGTACCCCCCCCGATTTTCCTAGCATTCATCATATCTTAGCCCTCGCTTTCTTCAGGTTCGGGTCTCTCGATCCTGTCATCTACCTCTGACTTGATAATTGCTCCTGCCATATCAGATACGAAACAAGCCACATAATCACAAGTCTTATCTTTTCCGTAGCCATAAGCACCAAAATAAGCGTGGAATCCGTTGAGCGCATCATTTTTTGAGTTATGAACTACAACTCCCTTTGTGTACTCTCCTGTTTCGCTGTTTCTCTTAGCCTGTGACAAAAACCATTTTTCTGAATAAACTGCTGCCATTCTTTAGTCCTCCTTAGTTATCTTTTTTGACAAGTACCAAACTTACTGTTGTTGCACTTGCACATGTTCCGTTTAAAGTTACACTACCGCTTGCAGTAGTCCATGTTACATCTGTTGTAATTGCACTAGGATTTGCAAAAACACACTCAGAAACAACATGATCTGCTGTGATTGCTGAATTGGAATAGCTTGTGAAGTTTCCTGTAGTTGCTGCACACGCTACCCCTGTGAAATAAAGAACTTTGTCTTTTATAGCTGTATAAACTGCTCCACTCTCTACTAGGTCTGTACTTCCGCTAGTTACTGCGTTGGTGCTGTCCTTATATGCAGCCGTTCCAAGGTCTGCTGTGTTGGCTTTCCCACTGATTGCACCACTCACATAACTAGCAATGCCACCAGCAGTCTCAACAGCTCCATTAGCATCATAATCAGCCTTTGCCATATCCCCAGCGCCTGTGCCGTCCTGACCTTTAGGGATTCCAAAGTTGAAAACTGCGGCCTCAGATGTTCCAGAGTTTGTGACTGTTGCCTGTGATCCAGCAGGAAGAGTTGTGACTGTTCCGACTGTTATCGTTGCAGCATCACCCTGAGGGCCTTGTGGACCTGTGGGGCCTGTCTGACCTTGTGGGCCTGTTGCGGAAATCTGAGTGTCAATATAAGCTTCCGTGGTGGTGTCAAACACAAACCAATTGCCATTTTGACCAATATATGGACTTCTTGAAGCCCATAACTCTGCATTGTCCGCTGCGGTTTCAGCTCTATCTGCATCATCTGAAACTTGCTGAGCAATTCCGTCAATTCTTTGTGCAAGCTCTGCTGCCTCTTCAATCAATGGTAATTCCGTGTCGGAAATCACAGTGTCATCAACAAGGGCAGCAGGCTCAACATAGATAATGAAATTGACTGTTGCTATCCTGTTATCATTATCAGCAAGAACTAATTCACATGTGACCTCACCGCTTACCGCTGTCATCTGCTGAGTGATAACCAATGTCACGACATTTGAACCTTGTGTGACTGTTGCAGGATATTGAAAACCTGTCCGATCTGGCTTAGTGCCCTGAACAAATCCGCTCATTCCGTTTGAGATATTGAATGCCTGATCTCCGTTATACAAGAGCATCTGAAGCGTTCGTGTTCCAGCATCATACTGACTGACATTGACCCTCGGCAGCACTTGTCCTGGAATGAGGTTTAATTTAAGTGTTTGTGTTATCATTTGACCCCTCCAAATCATTAAATATTTGACTTGCTTTTTTCAGTGCCTCATTTTCTTTTTTCAGCTCTTCAATTACTGCGGTTTGCTGAATTATTGCATTGGTGTAGTCGTTTGCCCTCATACGCTCAAAATATGAGCTTGCATCTCTCAGGATCATGCACATCAAATCAGCTGGAAGATTGTGCTCTTTCATTACTTCTTCAAGTAGATTTTTGATGTCCTCTGTTGCCTTTGAGCATACGATTGTCATTGGAACATTTGCATCCATTCTCTTCTCTCCCTCAATTATGTTATTGATTGAATAAGTCCATCAGCGGAGTTGATTGATCCTGTGTTTGCTGAAACTGTTTTTAATGCTTTTACTACTCCAGAAGAGCTATACCTAGGCGAAAATTCATAAAATGTTTTAGGTGAGTTGTTTAATGTAGCCGTTGGAACTGTGAAAGTTGGAGTGCCAGTAAGTGACAATGTTGGAAGTGTTAACGTTCCTGACACTGTTTTAATATTTCCATCAATATACCAACTACCTGTTACATAAACTGATGACTGTTGTGTTGTGCATCCTGTCAATGAAACTGAGCCACCTGATAAAGTAACACTTGTTGGCTCATAAACAGTTTTCAGTTCTTGAGTTCCTATCTCATATTCCTCTGTGGTTAATGATTTCACAAAACTTGTACTTCCACTAACACCAACGACACCATTCAAGGCTAGTTTTCCAATAATATTGAAATAGCCATCACCAATCTCAAGAGCAGCGGATTGTGTTCCGTCTGTCTTGTAACCTGTGATTCTACCCATATTCATGACAAGTTTTCTGCCATCTGCTGTGATGGAAGTAATTTGACCTGTATTGTTCAGCTTGAAATAAGTAGAATCAATGGTCAGATTCTTGGAAGTGAGCGCACCTGTCACAAGATTGAAAGTCGTGTTTGCGTTTTCATCTTGGAGCACCCCTGCTTTGATGATGTCAGCGTTGAGCGTTCCTGTATCAATGAAATTAGCTACAAAATGACCGTCAATGGTCCATGCTGTTGTGAATGGTCCATTATAACCATTGTGAGAAAAACCAATGCCACCAAGATTCATTCTGATGACGTTCACCGCTGTGGTTATGTCATCCGTATCCATAATCAGGATCTCTTGAGGCTCACCATCTGCATTGACATTAAACACCACATGACCACCAAGACCACCCTGAATCAGCTTTGTAGCTCTGGCAATGGCCTTTTGCATGTGTGTGGTTTGCTGTTCCTCAGATGTCGTTATCTCTTCATCAAAATAGCTGTTTAATGAATAATAAGTATCTCCAAGAGTTATGGAGTTATACCTTTCACGGAGCACATCATAGTCCGTTTTCACTACCTTGGTACTGAAATCTATCCCCAAAGGAGCATATTTCACATGCACCACATCACACATCTGAACTCTCTCAAGCGCTGCAATGTGTTTGTATTCCTCAGTGTTCCAGAGTGCCACAAAAGATACTGTGATGTTATTCTTTAACTTCCAACCCTCATTTCTTGCAACATAGCTTTCCGCTTTTGCTCTTAGCTGTGCAACTGTGGGCTGTTCTTCATATTCACTTGAGAAGTCAACAGGCTTGATGATATAAAATGGAAAATCACTTGTGTGTGATGACAGTACAACCTTTTCCGGAAGGACAACAGTGTTCTCTCCATCCGTCCAATAAGGAACAATGCCTGTATAAACATTGGTCATATCAATGACGTTCTTTATATCAGTGATATTTTTCCCATAACGGAGCGTGACACCATTATCAGCACCACGATCTTGATGCAGAATGACATCCCATCTTGAAAACTCATAATCGCCCTGACCATATACATCAAGGATTGAGCCACCCTGACCGCCTAGCATTCCTCTCACGGACATTGGTGTGTCAATGGAATAATCAACAGTGCTGACTATATCTGTTGTAAAGTTGAATGGATTGGTTGTTGCTGAATAAGCTGGAATGCTTGAGAATGTCTCTTGCAATGTTCCAGCACTAAAAGGCATCACAACAATGTCACTCAAGCGATATGAGATGTGTTCAGCCTTTATTGTGCAGATACCATTCAAAGGTTTCTCAATACGATAAATCTCAAAAGGCTCGGTCAATCCACCATCATGAGGCTGTGCAAGAATTATTCTGCCCTCTTGAATGTCCTGAAAATGGATTCCACTAATAGGATATGTCATTTCAAGCTCATAAGTGGCGTTTCTCTCTTCCACGACCTTGCAAGAGATGGCATCAGATAACCTACCCAAGCCGTTTGATGTGAATGCAGTTTCAGTTCCTTCATATAAAACAGGAATCATATGATATACCACCTCGGTGTGATTTCAATGCTTGTTATGCCACCATTAAAAGAGATGTTGTTATCTCCTGGATGCAAAACAATGTCATCAGTGAATGAAACATAACTATTGCAATTAACAGCTCCTTTGTAGGCATCCATGATCTCACAATCAATATCCATGTACCCATTCAGATTGGTGATGGAAATTGTTTCAGATCCGACACCAACGGATCCTGTTCCTGTTCCATATACCTTGATGAATGGCTTAGATGGAAAATTAGTGCGATTCAAGATAATTCCAGCAGCAGATAACTCAACTGCCTCTTCTCCACTCTTCAAAAATCTCTGAGGCTTACAATCAAAATCAAGTGTAAACTTCCCTGATCTGTTCATATAGCCAGCAGTGTCAATGCTCGGATTGGTCTTGAAACGTGCCATCCTAAACTCATATGGATGGTATGTATCTTCAAGCCTCTGATAACCAATCAATGATCCTGCATAATTTAGGAAATCTCTTATTCTTGATGGCAAATCCTCAACAATATAGGACGGATATTTGACGGAAATGTTCTTGAAATTCCCCATATCAATAAGGAGGCTACCGTTTCGACCAGCAACCTCCTGTGATAATACATTTCTTTCAGGAGCGGAATAGGTGCTTTCGCCTGAAATGAATATCCCAAATTCATGTGTACTTCTTCCATTGAATGTCAGATAATGCCTCATCCGAATGCAACCCCTCTCCTCATAACATTTTCTGTTATCCTCTGCTCAATTACATCTGCAAGCTCACTCACATTCTGACCTTGAGCACCATAAACATTGATATTGAATGTGTTCGTTGAATTATTAGCCATGCCCTGACTGTTCACCTGTGGCACCATGTTCTGCGCAAGTCCGTTCATGGCCTGTGCCACCTGTGGAATGCCCTGATTGATACCATTTACAAGTTCATCAATCATATCAGGCATGTATGTATGGAAGTTACTCAAAGGACCAACATCTGGCTCAGAGAAATGAATATAGCTTGAAATCATTCCTGCAAGCTCTGAGATCTTAGCTCTTAGAGCATCAATCTTTGCCTGTATGCCATCAATGAGATTCTGCACCATATCTTTGCCCCAATCATAGAACTTCTGAGGCAATGACTTTATGTAATCGGCAGCAGCTTCCATGCCCTCAACAATGGCATTTTTAGCACCTTCAATTCTCTCCGTGATGGCTGTCTTGATCTTGTCGAATACTTCCTCGAACTTGGTCTTGATATTTGTGAGCGTGGTGCTCAGCCAAGTCTTGATATAATTCCATGTGGTTGTGATGGCTAGTTTTAAGAATGCCAGCGCCTCACTGACTGTGTTCTTTACATTGGCCCACATTGTTGTAAATGATGCTTGCAAATTGAGACCAAAAGCATTAAAGAATCCAAGTACAAACTGAATAAATGATTCAATAAAGCTCAGCATTCCCATCACCCAATTGTTGAAAGCATCATAGAGATAACTGAAAAATCCCTCAAAATCACCTTGGAACAGTGCCATAAATGCTTTAAGTATATTGGTGATGAATTGAATAATATTTGTTACAGTCTCAATGATTGGTGCTGCTGCGGCTGCGATTCCGCTTACTATTCCTGCAATAAATCTGAATATCAGTTCAAAGACAGGAGCAAGGGCTGTCATCAATCCATCAAAAGCCTCTTTGAGTGATGCAAGTGCTGGCTTTATTCTCTCAAAAGCTCCTGCCAAGTTAGTCTGCAATGTGGTGATTACTTGCTGAATGCTTGCTCTAAATTCTTCATTCGTGGTGTAAAGATATGCAAAGCCAGCGGCAAGTGCTGCAATGGCTGCAACTACTATTCCAATAGGACCTGTCAAGGCTGCAAGAACTCCCTTAAGACCCCCAAGGCTTGAAATAAGTGTTCCTGTTCCGGAGACAATCTTTCCAACAACAGAAACAGCACCTCCAACCACTGAAATGAGCTTTCCAACAACCAAAAGAACCGGGCCCACAGCTGCTGCTATGGCTGCAAACTTCACTATTGCCTTCTTCTGTTCGTCATCTAAAGACTGCCATCTTGCAATCAAAACATTGATCTTTTCCAAAAATTTTACAATGTATGGAATGACAATTCTTGCTATATCATCAGACACATTTTTAAGGTTCTCTTTTACCTGATGAATCTTAACAGATAATTCTTCATACCTCACCGCTGCTTCATCGCTTAGTGCTGTATTTTCTCCAAAAGCTTTAGATGATGTGGTGATTGCATCTCCAAGCATATCTGAGGCAAGAGCAAGAGATTGGATCATATTTGTCTGCCTGATTCCGGTCATGCCCATTTCACCAAGGACAGCAAAGACATTGTCTCCCTCATCCTTGACTCTTGAAAGTCCAGTGATAAAGGCCTCGATTGCTCTTATAGGATCACCTTCCCAGGCATCAGCGAAAGCCTCTGCTGACATTCCAGCAACATCTGCAATGACCTCAAGGCCTTCTGTCTCTCCATCCCTGAAAGCATAAAACTCAGAATTGATGGTCTTGAGTGTTTGAGACATGGCAGTTCCACCAGCCTCAGCCTCAATTCCTACAGAACTCATGGCTGTTGCAAGCGCTAAAATGTCCGTTGTGCTGAGACCAGCAATTGTTCCAGCTGATGCAAGCCTTGTTGACATTGCAACTATCTCAGGTTCTGTTGTTGCAAAGTTATTTCCAAGGTCAACAACAGCTGCGCCTATTCGGTCAATATTTGACGTGCTCTCTCCTGTGATGTTTAACAGCCTTGCAATTGCGACTGCTGCCTCTTCTGCTGAAAGGTCTGTTGCCACATCCAAATCCACCATTGTTTTTGTGAATTTAGTCAGATTGTCAACACCTCTGATGCCAAGCTGCCCAGAAACCGCCATAACTCTTGCAATTTCTTCTCTTGAGCTTGCAGTCTCCGTGGACATTTTCTTGATGTTCTCTGCCAGCTGGTCATATTCCTCAGATGAGGCATCAACAGTCTTTCTTACTCCATTGAAAGCAGATTCCCAGTCCATTGCACCTTTGACCGATGCTCCAAAAGCTCCAACAATTGGCCCTGTGACATAGTTTGTCATTGTCCGACCAACGCCAGCCAACTTATCGCCAACACCTTTGATTTTTTCTCCGACTTCCTGTATTTTCTGCCCTGCAACTTGCATCTGTGTTCCAAGAACAGAAGCGGATTGTCTTGCCTGAGCCTCAAGCTCTTTCAAAGCTGCTGTGTCAAGGTCAATCTGTGTTTGCAGATTCCTTGCAGCCTCACTATTTGCATCAAAGCCCTGAGTGTTTTTCATCTGCTCAAGGGCTTCTTTTTCCTTTTCTAACTTCTCTTTTGTGGCATCTATGGCATTTGCAAGCTCAACCTGTTTATCTTTGAGAAGTGCTGAGTTGCCTGGATCAAGTTTGAGGGCTCTGTTCAAATCTCTCAGATTGGATTGAGTTGTTTTTAGAGCATGGTCAACATCAGCCAATGCCTTTGTCAGTTTGGTGGAATCACCATTTATTTCAATCGTTATTCCTTTGATTCTTGCTGCCATAGTCAACCCTCGTCAAAATCTATCAAAATCGGCTTGTGATGCCACATCTTTATACTTATAACTATCATTGTCTAGCTCTGTTAGCATGTCCGAAACAAAGCCATAATCAAGTACATCCAAGTCAGACAGTTTCAGTCCAGCTTGGATGCACCTGAGCACATAGAGAGGTGTGTTTACTTCTCTTTCAGTTCTTCTTTTCTTTTTTTTTAGGCTCTGAGGATGTTTCCATGTTGCCTGTGTAAAGCCCCACGATCTCATCAGATGCCATTGGAATATCCATAGGATCAAACTGCTCAAGCCATTCAACAAACATATCCTGATTGAGCATGTTCAGGTCTGCTTTGCCCTCTTTAGCCTCAGCAGCCTTTGCCATGATGAATGCAAGCTCTGGCAAACTCTCCATAGCTTTTTCAGCATTCTCCGTGGCATCCTGAAACTCTGAAATCAGATCCTTGTGGAAAATCATTTTGTATCTGAGTGGTGTTGCTCCATTGGCTAACATTGGAACAGTAATATTGCCTATTTTTACTTCTTTGAACATTTAGCTCCCTCCTAAAATCATGGTGTTACTGTTGGCTCATAAACTGCTGAAAACCATGTTGCATAAGGTGTATCACCCTCGTTGCATCTAGCCTTAACAATGTCCTTGTCGAGGTCTGTATTATGGATTGCAACTGCTGTGAGCTCAAGTGTCTCTGTCTGAGGCTCGATCTCTTCCTCAGTGGTTGCACCTGAAACAGATGGTCTTGTTGCTGTGCAGTTATAAAGCACATGTCTTGTTGCGTTTGCATCTCCCTCGAACTGGAACAGGAGAGCGAATGCCTTTGTTGGTGCTCCAGCATTCTCAACGATTACATCATTGGTGTCCTTAATGTCACCAAGCACGTCAGTCCTGAATGAATCAGGGATAAGAGCACTCTCAAAATCTCCTGAATATCCATTGTTTGACTGACCAACCCAATAATCTACGTTGTCAGCACGGAACTTGGTTGTTTCACCCTCAGCATCAAGTGAGAGATTAACAGCACCAGGCCATGCAACAGGAGTTGAATAGGTTGCAGTGTTTGTTGCTGCGTCTATTGTTGCAACAGCATAATAGACATTTTTGAGGCCATACTTAACTTTATTACTCATTGATAATTACCTCCATTTCGTAAGCTATTTGCCACATCTGCTCGGAATCAATGTAATTTTCTTCCTTGTAGTATGTGAGATTGTTGTTGGTTAGGATCTGTTCAACAGTGGATTCCGTTGAAAAATCCTTTTCATCTGTATAAAGCTCTATGTTGAGTGTTGCGATTCTCTGATAATTGGTATCATCAGCAAACACATCATCAGTATCAGCATAAAAAAACACCACGAATGGTGGCGCTTGTGCTGTTCCCTCAGGAAATTGATAATAGGCATATGGAAGTCCGATACTGCTTACCATAGATGCTATTTGTTTGTATGTCATTTTCAGCCTCCTAACTCCCTTTTGAGCCGTTGTTCAAACTCTTTTATAGCCCACTGCTCAACCTTATGGATGTGTGGCCTTGCTGATGCTTCACCAACTGTTCGACCACCATTCCTTAGGACATGACCATATTCAAGCAGATGTGCAAGATTGTAAGTGCCTTTTTTACCATAAATCACAGCACCTGTGCGCAATCTTCCTTTATCTAGCTTGTAAGTCCATCCTTTTGAGTATTGATGTTTTGATTTTCCCTCTCTCTTTGGTGATTCAGCCTTCAACTTATTAACGGAATCCTTTGCCACATCAGCAACAATCTTTTCCGTCACCTGAATGACCTCTTCACTATAATCTTCAAGGTACTTGTTTATTGCGCTTTCAATACCCTCTTTTAAATTGAATCGTGAACTGCTTACTACTGCCATAAATCAACCTCAAGTGTTTGTTCCACCTTTGCGCTCAACATATAGCTCTATAATGTCTGTACGTCTTAAATAAGTACGATACACGGCATATGTTTTGCCTTGGTACTCAACAATGGATTCTCCAGAGTAATCACCGAAAAACATTGTGAACTTGAACTCAGGATTCAAACCATTGCGACCACCCTCAAAGAACTCTGCCCTTGTTATGCTATCCACTTGGCACATAACCTGTTTAGATGTCTTTGTGGCAATCCAACGACCATAATCGTCTTGTGTCCGTGATTCACTTATTAGATTGATTACGTCTGATCTATCCATACTGTGTACCCTGTTGCCATTGAAAGCTGTGCCTTTTGCTCGTCATAACTTCTCTTTAACCTGTCATAGTCATCAGGCTCACCAAAGTTGAGTTTGCAATATGTAGTTATCGCTCTGGAAACAATTGCATCTATCTCATCAGGAATAACGACACCAGCAATGCCAAGATCCATCTGAGCAGCATCAATCAGATCGTTGAGCTCTGAATCAAAAGCATCTGTTGTTATTCTGAGCGCAAGTTTTACTTTCTCAAGCATGATTTAGTCCTCTTTTTTCTTCTTTGGCTTTTCAGCCTTGGTTTCAACGACAGCCTTTTTCTCTGCTACTTTCTCAGCAAAGCCAAGAGAGAGAAGCCTCTCAGCCTCCCTCTCGTCAACTTCTATCTCTGAGCCTTTTGCAAAGATAACACGCTGGTCCATTAACAGCTTTATCTTCATAAGCTCACCTCACTGATCAAGCGCCTGTCTTTGTGATTACTGCAAATCTTCCACAAGCGGTTACACCATGGCCCATAGGAAGTCTGCCAACAACCTTGATGAGATCACTCTCAGCAAGTGAAAGGTCATCAACCTTGATTGTAGGCTCATAGCCATTTGTGAAGTTTACGCTCTCACCCTGGAGATCGCCAACGATTGCAATCTTATTTACTACTCCACTTGCAGGAGTTGCTGTTGCAGCGTCAAGGGTGTTGTTGAACAGTACCTCAAGACCATCAAAAGGATCTACTGCATAACCAGCAGCCATTGCAAGGCCCTTGTAGTATGCGTAAGACTGCTTGTTCATGATGATTACAGGATTCTGAGCCTCATCTGAAAGAGCAGCGATTGCGTTTACAATGTCAGCAATACCTGTTGTCTCGACATGAGCAACAGAAGCAGCTGTCTTTGTTGCTGTTGTAGGAGCTGATGTGATGTCAGCAACTACTGTATCAGCAGCGAGCTTGATGATTCTGTACTCGATTTCATCCATGATGTAATCAAGGAATGCCTGACCTCTGAGGTCAAATGCCTCATCAGAAATTGTGATCCACTTCTTGAGTGTTTCAGGAACAAGTGAAACAATACCAAGATTAAGTGTCTCAGGATCTGGAGCAGCAGCGCCCTCAGCGTGAACAGATGCAGGAGTAGCTGAAAGCTCAAAACCAACTTTAAGGATGCCCTTAACGTTTGATCTCTTTACTCTTGAAAGGATTGCATCATTATCCCATGCTGTTCTGATTCTGTCCTCAACAGATGTAGGAACAGCAACACCAGATGTGGGATCGCTAGCGCCAACACCGAGCTCTGTGAGCACGGAACGAACTTCCTTGTCATCTCCTGACTTGATATACTCTGCGTATGCGTTTACATACTGCTCTGAACTTCTTACCTCTTCGAATGTAAGTGCCATTTTTCTTTCCTCCTGTTTTTCGATTTCTTTTCCAGCACCCTCGGCAACTGCTGCCTGTGCCTTTTTCA